ACTAAACGCGATAAGCGCCCCGATTATGCAAAGGTCGTTGATGTTGAGCATCAGTCTCTCAACGCAGTCTTTGAATATACCAGATCCGATGGTATATGGGCGGACGCTGTCCATAAGCGCGTAGTGTCGGCCGAAATATTGGCCCAAGTCACACACCATTCAAACATGTCGCACATGCTTTCTGAGGAGACATGTGCCACCAAATTAGACATGGCCTGCGGAAAAATTTCTACGGTTAACTTTAGCAGGTATGGGGCCCACCTCAGGGAAACGAACATTGTTTCGGAGACGTATCGTTTAGCATATGCTCTACGTCTTTCCCAAAACTACCGCTTGAAAAAGGATGCCCTGCCTTTTTACAAGCCCAGCAGCTGTTGACCAAACGGTTGTATTGCTACGGATACCGCTACGGTGAGGTTCCTCTGCCAGCACTTAAGCCGCCTAAGGAAGGCACTGTGCTAACATTGAAGGAAGGACAAGATCTTGCCTATCGACCCCCAATGCAGGTCGACATGGGTCCTCACGTTGCAGGAGTAGCAGTACCACATCCCGATTGCGCAGACCGGGATACAATGGTTGCTGGGGCACTTAAGAGGTTTGCTGCGAAACCTCCCACCGCTGAGCCGGCTCTTCTCCAAGAGCTGGGTGAGTTCGTCGATCAGTGGTTGGTTCAAAATCTCACCCCGTTGCGTCCTGATTCAGACACAACGGTAGAAACTTGGTTAGAGACGTCGAACTATCCGGACTGGAGGAAGGACCAATTAAAACAGAAATGGTCGAACGTTAACTCCATATGGTCCAAGAAGAAATTTCTTAGATGTAAGTCTTTCATGAAGGATGAAGTTTATGCTACCATGGGATGGAAACATGCCCGTGGGATAAATAGTAGATCGGATGAATATAAGTGTGCTGTGGGCCCAATATTCCACCTCATTGAGAAAGAGCTCTTTAAACATCCCGCTTTCGTTAAATATGTGCCCGTTTCTGAACGGCCTCAGTATATAATGGAGAGGATCTACAGAGAAGGAGCGAAGTATATTGCTACTGATTATACTACGTTTGAAGCCTTGTTTGTACGACGCCTTATGGAAGTGGTAGAATTCAAGCTGTACGCTCACATGGTACAAGCTCTCACTGAAGCTAGAGAATTTGATCGGCACATGGATCAAGTTCTTGCTGGTGAAAATGTATGTACGTTCAAATGGTTCGTGATTAGAGTACTTGCAACACGAATGTCTGGGGAAATGTGCACCTCACTTGGCAATGGCTTTGCCAATTTGATGCTTATGTTATTTGCAGCTAAAAAGGCTGGTTGTAGCATCATTCCGTGTGTTGAAGGGGATGATGGAGTTGCCCGTTGCGAGTCGGGCCCCCATCCCACCCAAGAATTATTTGAGAGGCTTGGTTTAGTGATAAAGCTTGTAGAGCACACTGAACTGGAAACTGCTTCGTTCTGTGGGTTAATATTCGACACGGTTGAGAGAAGAAATGTGGCAGATCCTTTGAAGGTGTTGGCCACTTTTGCATGGTGTACGAGCCGCTATGCGAATGCCCGAAACAGAGTGCTGGTAGCATTGTTGAGATGTAAATCTATGTGTTTAGCTTACCAGTATCCAGGCTGTCCGATCTTGTCAGCGCTGGCTTCTTACGGTCTAAGGGCCACACAGGGCGTTAGAATCAGTAAACGCATGTGGGAATTTGCCCTCCGTGAGAATCTGAAATGGAATCGCGATCTCCAGGAAGCTTATTTGGCAGGGTCTTTCAACCTGAACAAATTTGAGCCCAAAGATGTGCCTCTACGCGGAAGACTGAATCAGCTTCTTGCCATTAAGGTTGGTCTGCGGACCAGAATCCTTGTGGAGAAGGTGTTTGGCGTCACCATCAATCAGCAGTTGATGGTTGAGTCAGAGCTGCGAGAGAAGGATGACTTGTTGCCACTGAGTGTGCGAGTTCTCGATTTCCCAGAGAGCTGGTACGAGTACTACCAGTGGTACGCCATCCCTGCGCCACCCGGAAGAGGGGTTTCCTTTCCGGGCCCGCTTTGGACTAAGCGGGCAGGGCACACAAGAGAATGGTGATCTCTTAGTGTGCTTGCTAACTCCGATGTCGGCGGAGTGTTAAATATTCCTTTGTGT